CTATTCCGATGGCTGAGGCTGCTGTTCCTCCGAGTCGTTTGGCTCGTTCAGGATACAGTAGTTTGGAAAGTAACTCCGCTGGCTCGCGGGTTGCTATTCCTTGGTTATTCCGATAGCTCAATACCTCAACGTCGTTGAGTGATGTTCCGTGTGACGTCTTGTCTACGGATAGAATTGCATTGAATCGGATCTTTGCTTCTTTCGCTAGCTTCTGGAGAAATGTTTTCCCTCCGAATTGAAACACCCTCTCTTGGAAGGTCGTTAGACTGTCGTCTCCTTGGACGAACAGGTTGAAGCCAGGGGCGTTGATGTCGATGCCCTGTGCGGATAGACATGTGAGTAGGTAGATTGCGTTAACGAACGAATCGAGCAACTGGGTCTGTTGAAACCCGGAAGCGATGCCGTTGAACGACCATTTGTAGATGGTCCCGGAGAACCCTAAGATGGGAGTCTGTTTGACGGAGTGCGTCATCCAATCCCAAAGGTTCTGGATCTTCCATTCCTCTGTCTTTGAAGCGTGGTAGTCATGGGTATCGGATTTCGAAGGCTCGTAACCTTGATCGAAATCAAACCATGATCTCCACATGCGGTGGACGTCGTCGATGACTTCGTGAAGTGCGTTATGGTCAAATCCTGACCAGTCAGCGGACAGTACTGATGAGAAGTTCGTCTTGAACAAATCTCGCCAGAGTTTCTGCCATCCTCCTTTGAATGTCTCGTAACCCCAGAGCATCGGTGATTTAACTCGTTTGTTCAGGTACTCCTTTTGTAAGTTCCAGACAAACATGTTTTCTGCCATAAGCAAGAGCTTTGGCACACCAAATACTGCTCGGATCTTGTCGTCCTTGTCTGCCTTTACCGTGTGAGATCGCGCATGAAGTGTGTTCCACTTATACGGGATTGGTTCACCGGTTTCCTGATCCCAGAATGGGTACAGGCCGAACTTGATACTGTGGATGTGGCTCTTATTAACGTGGAAGATAGTGTCGTAGAGGTTATGGAAGGTTGGCTTGCTGTCAAGCGTGATTCCTTCTGCCTGCATACGTCTGAGTTCTCGCGCCCAGTACTGACTGTAAGAGTACGGTGCTTCCGCACTAACATTCAGTGTCCAAGGAAAATACCTTAGATCGGGGAAAGCGATGGGTTTGAGACGGCGTGATGGACGGAAAAGTCGTTCGCATGTTGCGAGTGCTTTCCTG